GACCTCCCGGTCACCGAAAGGATTTAATTTAGTTACGTAGTAGTAGGATTAGGGCGAACCTGATAATATGCTACTGGGGGTCCAGTATAAAACCCCAACGTGAAGTCTTCTGCAGTACTAACAAAACCATGAATGGTTGTATAGCTAGGTGCAGTATTGTCAAAGCGTGCATTGACCCAATGCATGAGAGTATCACTCCCAGGATTGAGATCTGCAACGTTTGCTTGTTTCGCATATGCGAATCGACGATTGTTATAGTAGGGCAATTCAAGCTCCAAAACTGGATTCTGATCTGCAGTTGTTACATGCATACCAGGAAATCCATTAGTATTGATAGCTCTCTGCCAATTGAACACTCGTTCAGACTTCGTTGTTAAGGTATTATCATCAAGCACTATAGTGCCCTGACTGTATCCTAATGCTGGAGATGGCTCACGAAAAGCCATAAACAAATCCACGGCTGTAGAATCATCGCTTGTCATTAAGTACTTCCATCGCAAACCCCCACGCCAGCAAACAAATGCAGGCGTGTAGTAATTGATCATAGTATTCTTGACATAATTATAGTCATTTCCACTAATATCCGTATCGACTGCACCGGGTGCATATCCTCGATATAACGGAAAGTTGGAAATTAACCAGCGAAACATTCGCATGCCAGTAGAATCGGCATCTGGGACATGAGAACGCGAATAAGCGTATCTCTTAAGTACCTGTCGAAGCGAGACAATAGGATCTCCAAAATACACACATGAAGTGTGATCTGTGGAGTCTAAAGGCGCTGCCATCGATTCTTCAGTTACCTGATTCATTGGTGCAGATTCCAAAAGAGTATTATCCCCATCAGGCGAGTCTCCAAGATCTCCTGCCTGAGGACTATATTCTCCGGACTGAGCACTAAACAGAGAATCATCAGGAATGTATTCCCCTGATTGGGGGACAAACCAAGACAACTCCTTGACGTACTCATCCGTTGGATTAGCTACCTCAAAATCGTCACCAGTGGACACAAACACATTCACCTGGATATCATTATCTTCGATAGAGTTCGGAACTGTCAATTCGTTAACGACATAGACAGATACGATTCCGTTTGACAAAATTCCTTGATCAAATCCAATAGGAGAAGATGACCATTTGTTGCCACTACCGTTAATCATTCCATAGTGTTGTAAATATCCATACTCTTGACCCCATCCAATTTCGACTGTGAAATCACGTTCTTGTGCCAAATCAATGACACGTGTATAATTCGTGTTATATTCATTCGTCAGAGGATATGAGGGATCATACGTAACTTTTAGGCGCCCCTTATGAAAGGCAGATGCCACAATTTGAAAACGATATTTCATCGTTCCCCGCCAATGCCTGAAAGGCAATGCTACAAAGCAACAAGCGGGCATGTGGTATTCTGTCTTACCACCAATAGTATTTTGATTCCATATACATGGGTTGACTTGTGCATTCCACAACAGAGTTTCTGATGTGTCCGCTACTTGCCAATCGAATGCTGTTAGAAAACTCTCTCTGGTCGAAATAGACGTGATTGCCATCTCGTCTGTACCATCCAAACCAAAGGTTCGAGTATCAACAGTTAATTCTTGTTTAGGATCAAAAGTCAATTTGGTGACGGAATCAGGCATATTAGAATTTGCCATATTTCCGACATAAGTTGGGCGAAACGGAGCGATATCCGCTAGAACAGCTGGTCGTGAAAAACCAAATAACTTAGCAATAGAGCCAACAGCATTCGCTGCTAACTCCGTCGCTCTCGCATACATCCCAATTCCTGGAATGTTTTTAACTGCTCCTGCGGCTCGCGCCACTACACCTGCTGGGCCGGATACTACTCCGGTTCCATATTCATCGGCCTGGGGCACATATTCTCCTGCTTGAGGAGACAATGCACCAGGTTCATTCGCTGTAGGTGTAGACAGCACCACATCAGTCGCCCAGGCAAATACTGAGACTGTGACTACATCTGTGGCACCGTTAGCGTGTTTGAGACCCTGCATCTGACGAACGATAATCTGACCCATATCGCGCCATTCTTGATCTGGTATATCAATCGCATTCTTATCATAGACAAATGGTAGCACCATAGTGCCGCCTTGCGACTTCATTGGATCCAAATAGATATGTGGT